GATCTCGTAAGGCTAGTCCGACCCTTAGGGGTCTGTGATTGATTCATATCTACCGAGTAGTATGAACGGTTCCAATAACCATACAAGGATTTACTATGCGTAGACGTGAAAAATACTTTTCATATTCTGGTGATTTATCACCGATCAGCGCCCTCCAAACCATTTCGGGGGGCATCGGATCATATGAACCTGATTACTCAGGTTGTACTTTTACGCCACCATATACACGTGCCCGATACTTAGCTTACAAAGCTTGTGTCGATCATGCGCGTGCAAATCCTACAATGACGTGTTCTACACGTTATCGTGGTTATAAATTGAGTATGCATACACCTTTTGAGCACGAGGTCATTATTGACGAAGAGCCCAAGATGGTGGTTAAATACTTATCAAAACTAATTCATTGGTATACTGCCGACACTCCAAAGTGTCGCAGATATAGGCGTATGGGTGATCCAAGGTACTTTAAGTGCCGGAAGAAACACACGTTACGTATATTTTACCATAAATTAGTCCCCATTAGTAGAAGTTATCCAAAACCAATGCGCCGTGTTGATCACTACAAGATGGAGTTTTTCTCCCTCGGTGGTGACATACATGGCGAACATGGTTGTCCTATCAAGGAACTAGGATCTTTTAATAAAGACCTTACTGGATATTTACCGAGCACTATGACTCGGTCCTTCTATAATTGGGATAGTTTCCCGATTGGGTCACATGCCGATTGTTCTCCTCTTCCATATCCCGATGGGATTGAAAAGGTGGATATCTATCGTGCGATCGCAAAGGGATTGCCTGAGATCGGAGGTTTTACTATGGAGACGGAGGCCAACCTGTTAGTTTCACTTATTGAAATTAAACAGTGGATGTCCGTCTTCTCAGTCGCCTCTTATGCCGGTGGACCATTGGTGCGGTTAGCATCATTGTTCCTTGCTTATAGCTTCGCTATAGCTCCGACATTGAGTGATCTCGAGACAATACTCAAAATGGATGACAAGCTACAGAGAGCTATCAAAAGGTGGAATAGACTTGCGGGTAAACCGCAATATTTCCATTTTAAAGTTCCAGCTAAGTCAACCGAGTTTGTCAAATCAACATCACCGCTCGTAAAGGTTATCCAAAAGGATGAATTTACGGGGTACGGTACGATTGCCGTGATTGGCGATCGTATAGAGGCTCCATCCTTACGGATCAAGATTGCACAATTAGGTTTTGATAAACCATTAAGTGCAATATGGGAATTAATCCCATTCTCTTTTGTTGTTGATTGGTTCACAGATATTAGCGGGCTTATCTCAAAGTTTGAGACAAAAGCTAGCCCTGCTAAGTTTAATGTGTATGATGCATGTTATAGTATCAAACACAAACAAACAGTTGTTTGTGAACCAACAGAGGATGCCTCCGATGTTGGGGAGACTCTAGTACAAACTAGGTCTCACTACCATCGAAACTTTCTCAATACGGACTATCTTAATAGCCCACAGTTTGCGAAAGAACAAGGATCCTGGGAGCCTAGCTCCCGTTTCGGCTTAAATCAAGCTATATTAACAGGCGCACTAATCATAGTGCTTCACCCAGCTTTCCGTCGATGACGGCACGCAGGCTTATCACCTGCTAAACTTAATTATATATAGGACTATTCATGTTACAAAACCAATACACATTTACAACTAATAACGTTTACGATAAACGTACATTTACTGCCAACTCTAGTATTTATTCTAAAGAAGGGCTTAACCATCCGAAAACTATTGAGATTTCTCATAGAAGACGTAAGGGTTCAAATGTCATCGACACGGTAATTATTAATACCGATGATGTACCAGTTGTTAATGCGGTCACAGGCGCTACAAATCACTCGCGTGTAAGAGCACAGCTTAAAATATCTTATGATCCACTTAATGGACCAGCCGATACAGCTGTTATCTTATCACAATTGAGCTCAGAGCTTAAAGAGCTCTTCGATCTGGAGTTATCATCTATCTTAAACCGTGAGGTGTAAGATGGATGAATATAAACCTGACTACCCAGATTGGGTAGATGCCGTTGTCTGTAGTCTCTTAGAGATCTTCAGACAGGTGTATGACGTACTCTTTTAGATAGAGTACGCCTTATTGGTGTATATGTAACATTTATAGTCCTCCCTTAAGGAGGAACAATATGAAAATATCTATCCATAATGCCCTGGACATAAGCCATGTAAGTAAAATCTACATGATTATTGTCTCAAAACATTCACCACTTGACGTCGAACGTATCAATAGACGTTCGAACGACATCAATTTTTTCACAAAAGAACTTCCCGCTCTTGGAAAGGCAATAGATTCTAGTCTGAGCACATTTGCTCTTGACTTAGAAGATTGCCGATTTAAGAAGAAGAAGGGTACGCAATTACCACTTGTATTCTTCGACCTTTTCACAAAGGTCTATGAGTATGATGGTACTTTACGTACGCCGCTTTGTGCGGCTACTTTACGTGAACTTCGTTTTCTAACTTTCTTGTTCTACAAACTAGAACTTCCTTTCAGTGATGAACAGGAACTCCTAGCTGACGAGAAGTTTATCAGTACGGATAAATCTGTCCGGACCGATTTCTCTCAAGAACAGATCGATAGAATCTCCAGTTATGTACGCGGTTGTATGCCAAATATTGACTTGCCTCTTATACCAGAATATGGTAATGGGGCTGTTTGTCAAGGCTACAACCACTCGCAGAAGCGAGATACTCGCGTATATAATCCTATTATGGAGGATTGGATCCCTCACGCACTCGATTTTCAAAACCGGGTGCATGCACAGAATGTCAATATCGACTCACTAGAGTCCAATATTGCGACCTGTCTACATATCCCTAAGGATAGCAGAGGACCAAGAACGATTGCTTTGCAACCTCATCGATTGATGATGTACCAAAAGGCACTGATGCGTATTCTATATGAGTATATAGAAACGGCATCAATTGCACGTGGTCGCATCAATTTTACTGATCAACATGTTAATCAAGAAATGGCCCGGATTGGGTCGCTTGATCAATCATATTGTACTATAGATCTCAAAGATGCCAGTGATATGGTATCATGGGAACTTGTACAACGTGTTGTTGATCCAGAGTGGTTGACTGCTCTTACTTCTACACGCGCTACACATATTAAACTAGGTTCAGTCGATGAACCTATCGAGCTTAAAAAGTTCGCTAGTATGGGTAGTGCCTTGTGTTTTCCGATTGAGGCTATAATCTTTTATAGTATCGTTCGGACAGTAACAGCAGATGTCTATGTCTATGGCGATGACATTATTGTGCCTGATAAACACTTTAATGCTGTCGTGTCTGCCTTAAGCTCATATGGGCTTATTGTAAACGTTGATAAATCACTAACTCACGGTTTCTTTCGAGAATCGTGTGGAGGTGATTTCTTCTACGGTAACAATATCAACCCTATAAGGATTAAACAGACTACTCCGGAGTCACTAATAGCATTCGCAAATAATTACGCGGATGTGTTTGGTGTTGAGACCGCAGAACACCTCGTAAATTACATAGAAAATATATGTAATCAGAGGTTTCTACGCGGCACTCGTACATCTGAAGACAAACCCTTAGTTTTCCGTTCAGGAAGATTAAGTGGTAATGATGTCTTCTTCAAACGTCGATGGAATGAGAAATTCCAACGGTTTGAGTACAGAGTTCCAACATTAGTGGCTAAACCAAGAAAAGCTGAAGTTCGTGATGATAATAATTATTACGAATGGCTTCGTCTCTCAAATTTCCGTAAGGAAGTTAGAGAGAATGATTGGTTTGGAGTCCAAGCCACCCATGCTGGTGACAGCAGGGTGGGATATAAGTGGGTCCCCTA